CCTCAAGATCCTGGGCGGCGACGCCGACATCGACAACTACCTTATCTCCACGCGCAGCAACATCCAGGACCTGGAGGCGGCCGTCGTCCAGCTCAAGGCGAAGGCCGTCCAGCAGAAGTTCGAGGACACCTTCGTCAACGGCGATACGGGCACCGACCCGAAGTCGTTCGACGGTATCGACGAGCTGACGGAGAGCGGCCAGACGCTGAGCATGGGCGTCAACGGCGGCACCCTGACTCTGAGCAAGCTGGACGAACTCATCGACACGATCAAGGGCGGCAAGCCTGACCTGCTGCTAATGAGCAAGCGCAGCCGTCGCATCCTCAACAACCTGGCCCGCACGGCCGGCGCCTTCCTGGAGACGGATCGGAACGAGTTCGGGCAGATGGTCCAGTACTACGACGGCATCCCCGTCGGGCTCTCGGACTACATCGCCGACGACCAGACGGTGGGCACGAGCAACGACTGCTCCACGGTCCACGCCATGCAGGTCGGCGAGGGGTCGCTGGCTGGTCTCACGGGCCCGGGCGGCCTCCAGGTGGAGCGCGTGGGCAGCCTCGAGACGAAAGACGCCACCCGCACGCGCGTCAAGTGGTACGTCTCGCTGGCGCTGTTCAACACCCTGAAGCTGGCCAAGCTCATCGGTGTGAGGCCGTAGGCTTCGGCGTGAGCTCAGCCGAGCGTTCGGGTCGAAGGCTCGGTCGAACGGCTTCGTCGTGAGCCCAGACGAACGGCGGCGGAACGCGGAGCGTGGGGCGCGGAGCGCGGCGAGCAGGGTTGGCGCCCTGACCGGCGAACCGCGCCCCTCGTTCCAGCGCGACGGAAGAGAGCATCACTGTGGTTGACGTACGTATCGATACCCGCGGCGTGCCCAAGGCACCTGTCTATGAGGAGGCGCAGGCGGTCCTCCACCGCAGCGGGCTGACGGCGCCTGACCCTGGCGACCCCACGTCTGCGTCGGAGGGCGTGGACTGCGCGGGCTATCGCCGCGTGCGCTTTGACATCGATACGAGCGCGAGCACGGACCTTACCGCGCTCAGGGTGCAGCTCTTGCACTGGAACCCCGCCGCGAACAAGTACTTCCGGGGGGCGGAGCGCGAGTTCGACTCGTCGGACCTGGAGGCGAACCCTTTGCCGTCGCTGGAGGTGGAGGTGCGGGGTGCCACCGTGTTCCTGAAGGTCGTGTCGGCGACGGCGACGAGCCTGTCGCTGACGGTCCACGCGACTCCCAGTTGAGGAACGGGCGATGCCTGATACCCTTCGAATGGCCGGCGCCCTCGTCCCAGGCCACACGCATGGGGAAGACGACCTCCTGGACGTCTCCCACGGAAGCCTCGTCGGCATTACTGCTGACCAGCACCACCCGCGGAGCCACGACCAGAGCGACCACGCGGGCAGCGTCGGCGTCATCGACCTGCCCGTCGCCAGCCTGTCGGTCTCAGGGGTCCTGCCGGGCCCGGCCGACGACATCCACGACTTCCTCATCGACGGCTTCGCGGCGGGCACCATCACGGAGGTGCGGGCAACGGTCAAGACGGCGCCGACCGTCGACACCATCTTCCGGGTCATGCGGAACGGCGTGCAGGTGGCGACGGTGACGATTGCAGAAGGACAGACCGAGGGAGCCACGACGGGGCTCGCCGTGTCCTGCAGCGCCCAGGACAACTACACGCTGGACATCACTGCGGGCGGTGGGTCGGGCTCGAACGCGCTGGTGCGGGTCATCGCTGCGGTTGTCGTGAGGGCATCCTAGGAGGGAGAAGAGATGGCAATGCGAGTGCGGCACGCCACTGATGCCGACTGGGAGGCCATCGCGGAACTGCGGAATCGAATGAGTGGGAACACGTTCGTCTGCCAGCCGGGCCTCATCGAGATGGACGGGGGGACCCTCCAGCGCAGCCTCCAGGGCGCCATTGTCCGCCTGGTCGAGGACGTGGGTGGCCAGCGGCGGAGCCTCCTCGGATTCATGGCTGGCCGCCGCTTTCTGGCATCGGAGCCGCCTTTCGCTGAGATAGTCTACTGGATCATGGACTGGACTCAGCCCAGGCCGATCGTGACCACTGCCGCGCGCCTACTGGCAAAGGTGTCCGCCGAGGAAGCTCGCGCCGACGGTCTGGTGTCGGCCACGGGCATCATCAGTCCCGCCACGCCCGAAGCCCTCGTCTTCTTCAAGGGGCTGGGAGAGGCCACCTCAAGAGTCGAGGGGCGCGACCCGGTTAGCGGCGACCCACGGCAGTACCGTCTGGAAATACCTGTCGACGTAGTGGCGAATCGCCCTCCCTAGAACGTGAGATGGGACAGCTTATCGTAGACCCCATTCCGAAGTGCGCTTACGTAGATTCCAACAGCCCCGACACCAACTACGGCAGTAGCCAGGGGATGCACTCGCAGTATGTTCGCAGTGGAAAGCAGCAGCCGGAAGTGAAACAGCGCACCATTATGGACGCTGACCTATCCTCCGTCCCTGTGGGTAGCACCATCCAGCCCAGCAGCAAGCTGGAGCTATACGTCTACTTTGTTCGCGCTACCTGGCCCTGCACGCTGCACCGCGTGGCCCAGCCCGCGTGGACGGAGAACGGCGTCACCTGGAATGCGTATGACGGCGTGAACGACTGGGCTAGTCCTGGGGGCGACTACTCGACACCTGCAGTTCCCTTTACCTTTCCCTCTGCCACGGGCTGGCTCACTATTACCGGCGCCGACCTGGCTGCCTTCCTCCAGGACGCCCTCGATAACCGTGCCGGCATCGCCCGCATGCTTATCCGTGTCGACGCCGAGTCCGGCAGCGGCAAGGGTGGGGGTTTCAGGTCGGACGATGCCGAGCCCCCTTACGAGAATCAGAAACCGAAGCTTACGATTGACTACGCGGTGCCGGGAGTACCGGGCGCCAGAGGGTACCCGTGGGCATTCTGACCAACGGAGGCGGATATGGACCTGTCAACGATGCGTACCCTGGTACGCCGCGATCTCCATGATGAGGACGCGACCAACTATCGCTGGACGGACGACGAGCTCGACCGGCACATCGGCAGGGCAGTGAAGAAATTCAGCCTCGCTGTCCCGCTGGAGAGCAAGGCGAACCTGGCCACCACTGCGGGTAGCCGAGAGTTGTCTCTGGCGAGCCTCGACGGCCTGGTGGTTGTGGAGGCCGTCGAGTATCCGGTCGGCAAGTACCCGCCGGTATACGTGCCCTTCTCCCTGTGGGCGGACACGCTGACGCTTCTGGTCGACCAGGCGCCCCTGGAGGCGGAGTCCGTCGATGTCTTCTACGGCGCCCTTCAGACGCTCGACGCCACCTCGTCGACGATACCGTCGCGCCTGGAGGACCTGGTTGCGACGGGTGCCGCGGCGTACGCGGCCCTCGAGTGGGCCAGCTTCGCTACGAACCGCGTCAACGTGGGAGGAGTGGATACGTGGCGGCATTACTTGATCTGGGGTCAGGAGCGGATGGCCGCCTTCGCGCAGGGCCTAGCGAAGCACGGCCGGCGCGCCCGCGTGCGTGTGCGCCAGCTCTACCGCCCGGCCGGCCCCGCCGACATGCAGTCGACGGCGTGGCAGGCCTGAGGAGGTCGAGGCGAGTTCATGCGCAACCTACCCCCCGACCTCCTGGCGGCCCAGAGGAGCGCCAGCACCGCCCCCTTCTTGCAGGTGCAGGTCAGCGAACGCATCGGCAACGTCCGGCGGCTACGCTGGCAGCGGCTCTACACGGGCAGCGAGCCCGACTACTATCACGCCGCGACCATGCCGGCTGACGGCTCGCTACTGCGGGCGCGCGTCGACCCGGCCGACGACAAGCTCTATTACCAACGCGTCACAAGCCCCGGAGCGGGGAGCGACTTCTCAGGCTGGACCTATCTGGCCAACGTCTCGGGGGGCGCCGGCATCGCCATGACCAGCGAGGGGGCGTCCGTTCTCCTCTTCTACGTGGCCCCGGATGACATCACCATCCTCGTCCGCGAAAGCAGCGACAACGGCGCCACGTTCGGCGCGCCCGACACCGTGGACGTCGCCCCCGGGGCCATCGGATGGCTGGCGGCCGGCCTGAAGAGCGACGGCACCGCGTTGCTGGTCTACTCTGTGGGCGCCACCGTCTACTGGGTAAAGCGGGTGAGTGGAGCCTGGGGTAGCGCCTCCGCCTGGACGAACAGCGCCGGCTCCATCAGCGGCCTCGCGTGCCACTATCAGGGCGACTTCAACCTGGCGGTGACGGGCACCGATACGGGCGGCGCCGCCAAGGCCTGGACCGTCATCTACGGCGATGGCCACGACCAGGCGGCGGACACCTGGTCGGGGCTGATGGAGCTAACCAGCGCCGACGTCGGGTCTGCTATGGGGTTCCGGGCGCCCTCGCTGGCCAGGCCCGACGTCTACCGGCAGTTCTTCGTCGAAAAGTATACTGGCAGCGAGTCGTACTCGCGGCCGCTCTGGACGCACACGCCTCAGACCGCCAGCTTCGTCTTCAACGCCTGGCGGGAGCCAGTGCCCTTCGACCTGGCCGGCGAGTACGGCGTGGCCCAGACCTCCGGCGGCGGCGACGCGTGGC